ATAATATAAAAAAAGTTCAAAAAATGGAATTAGTTAAAAACCATTTGGGACTTAATGACGCGAACGCGACAGAAAAGGAAATAATTTCGGCAATCGACGGAATTAAGAATTCTTTGAACGAAGCGAACGAAGTTATTAAGACCAAGGAAACGGAAATCGCTTCAAAAGATAGCGAGATCGAAGACTTAACGAAAATCAAAAACGACATGTCGTTAAATGTTGCCACGTTAAGAGTTGAAAACGCTATCGAAAAGGGTATTTTCGAAGAAAGCAAAAAAGCGGAATTAATCGAAACGGCTAACAATAGCTTAGAAGCTTTCGACGCGCTTGTTTCGGCTTTCAAAAAGCCTGTAAACAAAATCACAAACGTAATAAACTCGGATCCAAAACCAGAGAAAACGTTTAGGGAATTAGAGAAGGAAAACCCTTCTAAGTTAGAACAAATCAAAAACGAAAACCCGTCTTTATACGCTGAAATGTATAAAAAACAGTACGGAGTTGAATTGAAATAATTTTTAAAATTTTAAAAAATGGCTTTACAGCAAGAAATTTGGGTTCAAGATATTAAAGAAACCCTACACCAAGGAAGTGAATTCGTAAAAACGGGAACGGATCACAGCGCGTTTGTAGCGAAGAAAACGGTTCACATGCCACAGTCTGGGGCAATGACGGCAATCGAAAAGAATCGTTCGTCTTTACCTGGAACAATCGCTCAAAGAACAGATACAGAATTGACGTACAACTTAAACGAGTACACGACAGACCCTGTTTTAATTACTGACCTTGACGAGTTACAAACGTCTTACATGAAAAGACAGTCTGTTTTATCGCAACACATTAACGCTATTAACTAAATAATCGTAATTGTGGTTGGTTACGATGGGGCGCCATGTGGTTCGGCTTCTTTAGTATTAACAACGACAGGGGGGGCAACGGCCGAACTTCCAAACGCTACGGCAACAGGGACACGTCTTTTAACTACGAAAGAAGACATCGCAAAAATGGCTCGTAAATTAGATTTAGACAACGTTGCGAAAAACGATCGTTATTTATTGCTTCCAACTTCAATGTATTACGAACTTTTCGGAATTGATGCTTTAATTAGAAACGATTTCGGACGCGCGGTTAACATGATCGACGGACAAGTGAACGAAATATTCGGAATGAAAGTTTTCATTCGTCCAGAAGTAGTTCAATTTAACAATGTTGCTGGCGGAGTTAAAAAAGCGGTTGGATCTGCTGACGCTGTAACGGATTGTTTAGGGGCTATCGCTTACCAAAAAGCGTCTGTCGCTTCAGCTTTAGGGGCAATCAAAGTATTTGCAAACGAAGACGTTGCGGAATACTACGGTTCTGTTATGTCTGCATTAGTTATGCACGGGGCGAAAAATTTACGTTCTGACAATAAAGGAATCGTTGCTTTGGCTCAAGGGTACGTTGCGCCATAATTAAAAACATGGTTAAGAATATGGAAAAAATACATTTGTTTTTCGCGTCCAATACGGGCGCGGAAAACGTTTGTTTAACTTCGGACGGAATGTTATTCAAACAGGAAAATTTCAGCTTTGCCGTTGCACATTCACAACGATTAAGCGATCCAATAGTAAAAGTTTACGGAAAGAACGAAACGTTCAAGGAATCGAAAAAAAATCTTTTTTATCCTGGTTCAAGTTTTGAATTCATTCTGTTAACTGAAGAAACGGAAGAAACTCCGACGCCTTACGACGGACTTAAAAAATCCGAATTGCAAGATTTAGCGGAAAACCTGGAAGGATACACTACGAAGTTAACAAAAGATCAATTAATCGAATTATTAACTTCAAACGAAGAAAAATAAATGGCACTTTCTGGAATTACAATTAACAGGGGACAGGGTGGACTTGGTCGTCCATTAACAACAAAAGACCACGTTTCGGGGTTTATTATGCCATTCGTTAACGCGGAACTCCCTTCGGGATTCGCTACTACGGACAGAATAAAGATAATTTATTCAATCGCTGAAGCGGTGGCGTTAGGTATTACGCAAGCT